TGGGTGGAGGGGCGAACAATTCTCTAACCCGACGGTTTCTCGGCCCAAACCAAGAACTCGAAAGTTCCACCCTCACGCACAGCTTGGTCGACAATATCCACGACGCGCGCCCTCGACCGATCAGGATCGGCAAAAATTGACCAGCCCTCCTCATGCTCGGGCAGGACCAGAATGTCATAGTCAAGGCGTCGCCCGGTTCTTGCGCCAGCCGTCTTTATTGTCTCCATACGGGATATGCTGAATCCGGCATTTGCAAGATAGTTGTTGAAGGCACGAAGCTGATCCAACGACAATCGGACATACTTCTTTCCGTGGAGAAGTTCTTGCATGCAGGCTTGCATCTTATCTTCCATGGCTACTCCAGCGGTCGAATAATTTCTTGCAGATCGTTCTCCGGTGCGCGCAAGGGCACATTTCTGTTACTTACCGCGACGACTTCGCCGTCCGGGTTCAATATCACCCAATGCCCGTCGCGGCCAGTAAGCAGAGTCATCTCCTGCCCTTTGTAGGGACCAAATCCGCGAATTACCCCGCTCAAATCAGGGTTAGGGTTCGCGATGATCCCATCGATCTGCTCGGCAGTGTGCCCTTTGCCCGTGATATACTCGGCCCCGTCACCTTTTGGGCCGTGACCCCGGACGATGTTGCCATCTGGTGTAGTGATGTTGGCTGGGCGCGCTTCGAGAATGCTGGGACCAGCAAGCTCTGGGATCGGTGTTGAGATGATATTTCCGGTCGGGTCTTCGGCGGCGGGCGATCCGGTGTGGTTCGGCAGGCCGAGAACCTCGGCCGGGTAGATCTCCAGCCACTGCTCGATGCGCTCGGGCGTGAAGCCGGGAAGTTCGCCCAGCCGCCGCTCGTCCTCGGTCAGTTCAGGGAATACCTCGACCCAGCCATCGGCAATCGTGCCGTCCTGGAGCCGGAGTCGACCTTCGCTGAACGCATCGTAGGCGCGCTGTACGAATGCGCCAAGCGCGCGCTGAGCAGCGCGGTCTCCTTCCGCAACCTGCTGAATAGTTCCGGGATTCGACATCTCGAAAAGCGCCGCCGCCTGACCGGCGATCCGTGCCGCATCAACGGTCTTGGGCAGGCTGGATCCGAAGCCGGTACTGACCGTTTCCTGCACCAGTTCGTGCGCAATGGCAGCCAGGAGCCCTTCGCCCGATCCAAGATCGACGCCGAGGATATCGGCAGCGCGGTTCAGGCGACGTTCTGTTGCGAGTTCGGTGAGTTCCCCCAAGGCATTGCTAGCCTCCCACGCCGCCAAAAACGCCGCCAAAGCAGCGGCTCCCTGAGGGGTAAGCGCGACCGCACGTCCGACAAGGCCCCGAAAGAAGGCCCCCACCGGAATTTCCGCCGCTGGCGCATACTGGGCAAGGACAGCATCGTTTGGCAACAGCGACGCAACAGGCTCGGCGAAACACCGGCAGTTATGTGCCTGTCCCGGATGCCCGCCCGCAGGAGGCTCATCCCAACTGAAGACCTGATCGTCATACTCTGCGTGACTGTCGCGAACCTGCGCGTCGTCTCGGGAACGCCAGATGTAACGCTCTATCCCAAGGTCTTGCTGCCGAAGCTGATTGATCAACCCCGCGAAGGCCCTCAGCAGACGCTCCTCCATGGCCGTTCGCAATGGGCGGAGACGCTGGGGGTGGGATTGATATTCTTCAAAGATGGCCGTCAGACGCATATCCCATTCGCGCAGGACAGCCTCCTTCGCGTCCGACACATCGCGCAGGTCTGCCTCCGTCACCCAAGGGACTGTGTCGGGTGGTGTCAGGGCATTCAGAAGCGCCCGTGTATTGTCGGCGATAACCCGATCCAGACGATCCGAAAAATCGCTCCGAAGACCCGGGTAGCCAGGAAATAGCGACTTGATGGAAATGGCCTGGCGTATAGAATCGTTACGCTGGCTGACCACGTACTGACCATGTCCGCCATGCCGAAGGAAGTCCCGTAAATTGTGTTGCAATAGAACCTCCCCGCCGATCTGCGGGATCGGTTGTAGGAGCAATTAGTTAACGAGTATTTACCTTTCCGCGCGTTGCTTTCCACGGGGCAATACGTCAACCGAAATCTGAAGTGCCCATGACATGCCGACCCTCCGCGAAACCATCCTCACCGCGCTGCATGCGCGGCTGTCGGCGCTGCCCGCCACCGCCCTGCGCGGCGACGTCCTACCCGAACGGCTGCCACCTGACGGCTTGGTGATCCTGCGTGACGGCGAGCCGGGTGAACCCCAGGTCACGCTTTCGCCGCTCACGTACCACTATCAGCACCGCGCCGAGATCGAGGCGGTGGTTCAGGGCGCCGACCGTGACGCCACCTTCGACGCCCTCTGCGCCAGCATCGGCACCACCATCGCCGCCGACCGCACGCTGGGCGGGCTATGCGACTGGGTCGAAGCGGAAGCGCCGCGTCCGGTCGATCTGCCCGTCGAGGGGGCGGCTAGCCTGAAGGCGGCGGTGATCACCGTCATCCTGCATTACACGACAGCCGACCCACTCGGCTGATCCACCCACAATTCGAGGAGAACACGATGGCACGAGCCAAGGGGGCGCGGGCGCAGATGGCGCTGGCGTTCGAGACCGTTTATGGCACGCCGCCTGCGGGCGGTTACACAAAGATGCCGTTTGCCAGCACCACGCTCGGGGCGGAACAGCCACTCCTGAACTCCGAACTGCTGGGCTATGGCCGCGATCCGCTAGCGCCAATCAAGGATGCGGTGACGGCCGATGGCGATGTCGTCGTTCCTATTGATGCGGAGGCGTTTGGCTTCTGGCTGAAGGCGGCGTTCGGAGACCCGGTCACCACCGGCACCGGCCCATGGACGCATGAGTTCCGTTCCGGGGCCTGGACGCTGCCCAGTCTCACCATCGAGACCGGCATGCCCGAGGTGCCGCGCTATGCAATCTATTCCGGTTGCGTGCTGGACCAGCTCAGCTGGCAGATGCAGCGTTCCGGATTGCTGACCGCCACCGCCCGGCTTGTGGCGCAGGGCGAGACGGTCGGGACCGTCAGCAGTGCTGGCACGCCCGCACCTATCGATCTGAGGCGCTTCGGCCATTTCAACGGATCGATCACCCGCAACGGCGCGGCGCTGGGCAATGTCGTCTCGGCCCAGATCACCTATGCCAATAATCTCGACCGGATCGAGACCATCCGCGCCGATGGCCGCATCGATGGGGCGGACCCGTCCATAGCCGCGCTCACCGGGTCCATCGAGGTCCGGTTCTCGGACAGCACGCTGGTGACGCAGGCCCTTGATGGCGATCCTTGCGCGCTGGAATTCTCCTACGCCCTGCCATCGGGCGAGAGCTTTGCCTTCACCGTGCATGCCGTCTACCTGCCCCGCCCCCGGATCGAGATTTCCGGGCCGCAGGGCGTGCAGGCAACCTTTGATTGGCAGGCGGCGCGCGACGACACGCTCGGCCGCATGTGCACCGCCACCCTGATCAACGACCGTGAGGAGTATTGAGACCATGCTGATCTTGGACCTGAGTAATGAACCGCGCTGGCACGAGCTGGCGCCCGGTGTCCGGGTGCAGCTGCGTCCGCTGACAACCGCACTGATGGTGGCCACCCGCAGCGACCCGGATGTGGAAGCTGTCCCCGACGAGACCAGCGATGAGGAACGGGCGCTGATCTTCGCCAAGGCGCTGGCGCGGCGCGCGGTGCTGGATTGGGAAGGTGTCGGCGATGCCGATGGGAATGCCATCGCCCCCAGCCCGGATGCCATAGATGCGCTTCTGGACATCTGGCCGATCTTCGAAGCCTTTCAGCTGGTCTACGTCTCGAAGGGCCTGCTGCTGGAGCAGGAAAAAAATGTCTCCGCGCCCTCGCCGAATGGTGCTTCGGCGGGGGCGACAGCTACTGCGCGGCCTGCACGCAAAGCTGCGAAGACTGCCCGACGCGACTAAACCAGCCGCTGACCTGGGAAGGCTGGCAGGTCTGGGATCTGGTCGGCCGACTTGGCGGACAGCTGCGGGTGCTGCCGGGCGCGGTGATCGGCTGGGATCTGAAGGCCGCGCTGGGCTTGGCGGAGGCGCTGGGCATCCCGGCTCCGGCCGCGGCTGAGCTTCTGCCCGTCGTTGAGGCCGTGATGGTCCGGAAGATGAACGAACAGCTGGCCGCGAACGGGTCAGGGACGCTCAGCTTTTGATCTTGGGAACCAGTGTGACGCCCGGCAGCCCGTCGAAATGCGCGTCGCAGGTCAGCAGTTGTGCGCCATGGGCCTGTGCGGTAGCGAAGATGATGGCGTCGGCTGTTGCCAGTTTATGGGCGCGGCAGGCCTCAGCCGCCGCCAGCGCGGTCTCGGTATCGAGCGGCACAACCTGACAGATCTGGGTAAAGGCAATAACCTGATCGGCCTTGTCCTCGCCGATCTCGCGGGTCAGCCATTTCGCCAGTTCAAGCTGTACCATCGTCGGCACCAGCCAATCGGCCTGCTCGGGCAGATGATCGGCCAGCTTGTCGCCGGTCGGGGAGGCGATCAGCCATTCGATCCAGGCAGAGGTATCGACGAGGATCATTCAGTGGCGGTCCTTGCGGTCGCGATAGCCCTCGGCATTGGCGCCCTTCGCCAGCCCGCGCAATGCGTCGCGCTTCGGGACCGGCACCAGCAACACCCCCGTCCCTTTCGGGATGAAGGCAAAGGTCAGCCCGGCTTCCCAGTGCTGGGCAGCACGGATCGCCTTGGGGATGGAGATCTGGAATTTCGTGGACAGGGTAGCGGTCTCGGCCATTGTCATACCCATCATTGATCGATGCGGCGAATGTAAGACACGCATCGGGGAAGATCAAGGAATCCCTTCATGGTAGAGAAACGTGTCAGCGTCCGCCTTGCGGCGGTGGGCGGGCGGCAGGTGCGCGCCGAGCTGGAGGGTGTCGGCGAGGCTGGATCGCGCGGTTTTGGGCGGCTCTCGCGCGAGATGGAGGCGGCGAATGCCCGCATGGCCGGGTTCACCCGGAAGGTCGGTGTCGCGGCTGCCGCTGCGGTTGCCGCTGCCACGGCGGCGGGCATCGCCATGGTCCGGTCGGGCCTCCAAACGGTAGATGCGCAGGCCAAGCTCGCCCAGTCGCTCGGCACCACCGTCGCCTCGATCCAGACGTTGGAACGGGCCGGAGAACTCGCCGGTGTGTCGATGTCCGGCATCGAACAGGCGACCAAGGATCTGACCCGGCGGCTGAGCCAGGCAGCGGCGGGCGGTGGTCCTGCGGCCGATGCGCTGGAACGGCTGGGCCTGACCGCCGCTGACCTGCTAGCCCTCCCCTTGGACCAACGCGTCGGTGCGATCAATGCCGCCATCGAGGCTTTCGTCCCCGTCGCCCAGCGCGCGGCGGTGGCCGGGCAACTCTTCGGCGAAGAGGGTTCGATCGCCATGTCGCGCATCGACACCGCGACCTTGCGCCAGGCGACCGAGGATGTCCGCGCCTTCGGGGTCGTGGTCTCGGAACAGGATGCCGACCGGATCGAACGGACAAATGACGCGATTTCGCGGCTGGGGCTGGTCTGGCGGGGTCTGTCGAACCAGCTGGCGGTGGCCGCCGCACCTGCCCTCGAAGCCGTCGCCGATGCCATGGCGGCGCTCGCCAGCCGCACCGGGCCGCTTGGGATAGCGATCAGCGGGCTTTTCGACCAGATCGGACGTCTTTCCACCTATGCGGCGAGCTTCGCCGGTTTCATGGCCGGGCGCTGGGTGGCAGGTTTGGCGGCAGCCGCGCTGTCGGTCCGGGGTCTTGCCACCGCACTGGTGGTGCTGCGCGGGGCGCTGATCCGCACCGGCATCGGTGCCCTGATCGTCGGAGCGGGCGAGCTGGTCTATCAGTTCACGAAGCTGGTCAAGGGCGCAGGCGGCTTTGGCACTGCCATGGCGCTGATGGGCGATGTCGCGAAGGCCGTCTGGGACGGCATCAAGGTGACGGCCATGTCCTTCGCGGATGATTTCCGGGCCATGCAATCGGAGATCGAGGCGATCTGGACCCGGCTGATGGCCTTTCTCGGCGGGAAATGGGCGGATTTTCTGGGGATGATCGCGCCCACCTTCAACAAGGTGGCCGAGGAAATCGGCTCGGATACCCGGATCGATGTGTTCGAGGCGCTGGGCCGGGCCTCCATGCTGGAACATGCGGCCAGCAATTCCGCCCATATGGCAGGTCGCTATCGCGACCGGGCCAATTCCAGCCGGGCCTCGGCCTTCGACGGCGTCGGCCCGGCGATGGAGGCGCTGCGCGCCGCGATGACGGGTGGCGAGGATGTCGGCGGCGAAGCCATGGACGTGGCGACAAAAGCTGCCGGGCGCTACGAGGATGCACTGGGCGAGGTCGAAACGGCCGCGACCGGCGCGGGTGTTGCTGCGAAAGAGGCTGGAGCCGCAGGCAAGGCAGCGGCCGAAGAGGCCAAGCCAGCGACCGAAGCGACAGCCATCGGCTGGAAGGCCGTCACCGAGGCGCTGTCCGATTACGCGAAGAAGGCCAAAGACATCGGCGCCGATATCGGCCAAGCGCTGGTCAGCGCCTTCCAGGGTGCGGAGAACGCGGTCGGGGAATTCGTGAAGACCGGCAAGCTCGATTTCCGGGATCTGGTCACCTCGCTGCTGGCCGATCTGTCGAAGCTGGCAGCACGGCGGTTCCTGCTCGGGCCCATCGCAGGCGCGCTTTCGGGCGCGCTGGGCGGCGCAGGCGGGATTTTCGCCAGCATCATGCACACTGGCGGGATGGTCGGCGCGGCAGGTCCTGGGCGCATGGTTCCGGCGCTGACCTTTGCCGGGGCACAGCGCATGCATGCCGGTGGCATGGTCGGGCTACGCCATGACGAGGTGCCGGCCATCCTGCAACGCGGCGAGCGCGTCCTCTCCCGCCGCGAGGCGCAGGATTACGGCAAGGGCGTCACGGTCAACATCAACGCCCGCGACGCCGAGAGTTTTAGGCAATCCCGCACCCAAATCGCGGCCGATATCGCCCGCGCCGTTTCGCTCGGTCGGCGCGGCCTCTGACACATCCCTCACGAAAGGAACGCGCAGGATGGCATTCCACGAGGTCCGGTTTCCGGACACGATCAGCCGCGGCGCGCGCGGCGGGCCGGAACGGCGCACCCAGATCGTCGAACTGGCCTCAGGCGACGAGGAGCGCAATGCCAGCTGGGCCAGTTCGCGCCGCCGCTACGACGTCAGCTATGGCATCCGTCGCGCCGACGATCTGGCGGCGGTGGTCGCGTTCTTCGAGGCGCGGAACGGACGGCTTTATGGCTTCCGCTTCAAGGACTGGGCCGATCATCGGTCCTGCCTGCCTTCGCAGGCGCCGTCGTCAATGGATCAGCAGATTAGCATAGGCGATGGCATGACGACCGCGTTTCAGTTGGTGAAGCGCTATCCCTCCGGAGGGCAAAGCTGGACCCGGGCGATTACCAAGACGGTCGCAGGCACGGTCCAGATCGCCCTGAACGACGTGGCGCAACCCAGCGGCTGGTCGGTCGATCACAAGACCGGCGTCGTCAGGTTCGACACCGCACCATCCGACGGCATCGCCATCACGGCGGGTTTCGAATTCGACGTGCCGGTCCGTTTCGACAGCGACGTGCTGGACGTCACGCTGGATATCGAGCGGCTGGGCTCCATCACTTCCATTCCCCTGCTGGAGATCCGGCGATGAAGAATATCCCGCCTGCCTTGCAGACCCATCTCGACAGCGGCACCACGACCTTGGCCTGGTGCTGGCGCATCACCCGCGCCGATGGCACGTCTTTCGGCTTCACCGATCACGACCGGGCGCTGGTGTTCGACGGCACGGAGTTCGAACCGGAAAGCGGGCTGACCGCCAGCGAGATCCGCTCCGGTGCCGATCTCTCGGTCGATGCGCAGGACGCAGCCGGCGCGCTGCGCTCGGACCGGATCACCGAGGCCGATATTCTCGATGGACGCTGGGACAATGCCGAGGTGGAGCTCTGGCGGGTCAACTGGCAGGCGCCCGGACAGCGCGTGCTGATGCGGCGCGGCGCCATCGGTCAGATCCGGCGCGGACGGCATGCCTTCGTGGCCGAGATCCGCTCGATGTCCCATATCCTCGGCCAGACGGTCGGGCGGACATTTCAGGCCAGTTGCGATGCGACGCTCGGCGATGCCCGCTGCGGGATCGATCTTGAGGATCCGGCTTTTCGCGGCACCGGCACCGTCATCGACGGGCTACGCGACCGGGCTTTCACCGCCTCCGGCCTTGGAGGGTTTCAGGCGGGTTGGTTCCGCTTCGGAACACTCACCTGGACATCCGGTCCCAATGCCGGGCGGCGGGCGGAAGTCCTGGCCCATGACCGCAGCGATAGCGTGGCGGTGCTGACATTGTTGGAGGCGCCGATCCGCCCCATCGGCACGGGCAATGGCTTCACCGTCCATGCCGGCTGCGACAAGCGCATCGCGACCTGCGGCCAGAAGTTTGGCAATGTGGTGAACTTCCGGGGTTTTCCGCACATCCCCGGCCAGGACACGATCCTGCGCTATGCCAGCCAGGATAGCGGTCATGACGGGGGCGTGCTGTGACGCGGCCGCAATCCGCCACCGATCTGGATCGCGTCATTGCCGCAGATCCCGACAGCGTCATCGCCGCCGCACGCAGCTGGCTTGGCACGCCCTACCACGATCAGGCCAGCTTGCGTGGTGTCGGCTGCGACTGCCTCGGGCTGGCGCGCGGCGTCTGGCGCGAACTCGTGGGCGATGAGCCCTCTCCGATCCCGCCCTATAGCCGAGATTGGGGCGAGACGGGCTGCCGTGAGGTGCTGGCGGACGGCGCGCGACGGATGATGATCGAGCTGCCGGTCGCCGATGCCGGGCCGGGCGCCCTCGTCCTGTTCCGCATGAGGACGGGCGCTATCGCCAAGCATGTCGGCATCCTGACCACACCGTACCGCTTCATCCACGCCTATGAGCGGCTGGGCGTGATCGAAGAACCACTGACCTCCACTTGGCGCCGCCGCATCGCCTTCGCCTTTCTCTTCCCCAGCATCTGAGATTTCGTCACATGGCAACCCTTGTTCTGGCTTCTGTCGGCGCCACGATTGGCGGCGGCTTCGGGGGCGCGATTCTCGGTTTTTCCGGTGCGGCCATCGGCGGCACGATCGGATCGACCATCGGCGCGGCCGTGGACAGCTGGATCGTATCCTCGCTCGCCCCGGCCCAGCGCATCGAGGGCGCCCGGCTCGACAATCTGCGCATCACCGCCTCAACCGAAGGCGCGGTCATCCCGCGCGTCTTCGGGCGAATGCGCATGGGCGGGAATATCACTTGGGCCACGGATTTCCGCGAAGAGACCAAAACCAACCGTCAGGGCGGCGGCAAGGGCGGCGGGCCGAAGGTCGAGACGACCGAATATCTCTATTATGCGTCTTTCGCCGTGGCGCTGGCCGAGGGCGAGCTTACCGGCATCGGGCGCATCTGGGCGGATGGCAAGCCGCTCGACATCTCCGGAATCACCTGGCGCTGGTATCCGGGCAGCGAGACGCAGGAACCGGACCCGTTCATCGCCGCCACCATGGGTGCCAAGGCCACCCCCGCGTATCGCGGCACCGCCTATGTCGTCTTCGAGGATCTGCCGCTGAACGATTACGGCAATCGCCTGCCACAGCTCTCCTTCGAGGTCTTTCGCCCCCTTGCCGATCCGGACACGGCCGAGGGTCTGACCCGCGCCGTGACCCTGATCCCGGCCTCGGGCGAGTTCACCTATGCCACCGAAGCAATCCGCAAGGGCGGCCATGGCGACAGCACGGCCGAGAACCTGAACGCCACCCCGGGCAGCCCGGACATGATCGTGGCGCTGGACCGGTTGCAGGCCATGGCCCCAAAGGTCGAGAGTGTCAGTCTGGTCGTGGCCTGGTTCGGCAACGATCTGCGCTGTGGCCATTGCGCCATCCGGCCTGGGGTCGAGGTAGCCGAGAAGGCCAGCAGCCCCAAGACATGGTCCGTAAATGGCATCGCCCGTGCCGATGCCCATCTCGTCAGCCGCGATTTCGAAGACCGCCCAGTCTATGGCGGCACGCCAGCAGATTTCGCGGTGGTGCAGGCGATCCGGGAGATGAAGGTGCGCGGGCTGCGCGTTACCTTCTATCCGTTCATTCTGATGGACGTGCCGCCCGGCAATGCGCTGCCGGATACCTATTCGGGCCATGCTGCGGGAACTGGCCAGCCCGCCTTTCCATGGCGCGGGCGGATCACCTGTTCGCCCGCCGCCGGTCAGGCGGGCAGCGTCGACAAGATGTCGGCTGCCGGGGATCAGGTTGATGCCTTCTTCGGCAACGCCAGTGTCGGCGATTTCACCGTCATCGGCGACGAGGTCCGCTGGGCGGGCGATCCGGGTGATCATGGGCTGCGGCGCATGGTGCTACATTACGCCCATCTCTGCGCGGCGGCGGGTGGCGTGGACGCTTTCCTCATCGGATCGGAGATGCGCGGGCTGACCACGATCCGGGCAACCGGGAACAGCTACCCGGCCGTCGCGGCATTCCGGGCGCTGGCCGCAGATGTCCGATCCATCCTCGGGCCCGGCAGGAAGATCAGCTATGCCGCCGACTGGTCGGAATATTTCGGCCATCAACCAAGCGATGGCAGCGGTGATGTCCATTTCCACCTCGATCCGCTCTGGGCGGACGAAAGCATCGATTTCATCGGCATCGACAATTACCTGCCGCTGTCGGATTGGCGCGACGGCTTCGATCATCTGGACGCCCGAGACGGCTGGCCCGCCATCCATGACCGAGCCTATCTGCAATCCAACATTGCGGGCGGCGAAGGGTTCGACTGGTTCTATGCCTCAGGGGCTGATCGGGCCGCGCAGGTTCGGACTCCGATCACGGACGGCGCGCATGGAAAGCCTTGGGTCTTCCGCCCCAAAGATATTTTGGGCTGGTGGTCGAACCGGCATTTCGACCGGCCGGGCGGGGTCGAGGCTGGTACACCGACGGCATGGGTGCCGCAGTCCAAACCGATCCGCTTCACTGAGCTCGGCTGCCCGGCCATCGACCGCGGCACCAATCAGCCCAACGTCTTCTACGATCCCAAATCCTCGGAAAGCTTCGTGCCGTACCATTCGCGCGGCTGGCGCGACGATGCCATTCAGCGAGCCTATCTGGAAGCGACATACCTGTTCTGGGGCAAGGCATCGAACAACCCGGTTTCTGCGATCACCGGCCAGCGCATGGTCGAGGTCTCGGAATGCGCGGCATGGACCTGGGATGCCCGCCCCTATCCCTTCTTTCCGGCGCTGGGCGATGTCTGGACAGATGGCGCCAACTGGCGGCTCGGGCATTGGCTGACCGGGCGGCTGGGCGCGGTCTCGCTGGCCGCTCTCGTCCGCCATCTCTGCCTGCGCGCCGGGCTGCTGGAATCCCGCATCGATGTCTCCGGCCTCTGGGGCGCGGCCGAGGGCTATGCCATCACCGCGCTGGAAAGCCCGCGCGCATCCATCACCACGCTGGCGCGGCATTTCGGCTTCGATGCGGTCGAGAGTGCGGGCACCATCCGATTTGTGATGCGCGGCCGGGCACCGGTTGCCACCATCGCCCATGACGATCTTGTCGCGGGCAACACCGATGGCGAACCCATCGAGCTGACTCGCGCCCAAGAGACGGAGCTGCCGCAGGCGCTGAAGTGGCAGGTGGCCCGGGCCGACGAGGATTACGATGCGGCGCTGGTCGAGGCGTCCCGCATCACCGTCGACACCAGCCGCATCGCCTCCGAGAGTTTTCCGATGGCGGTGCCGCCGGAAGAGGCCGAGCGCCGCTGCCGCCGGGCCCTGCAGGAAGCCTGGGCGGGCCGCGAAAGCGCGGTGTTTCGACTACCGCCCTCGCGGCTGACGCTGGACCCGACCGATGTCATTGCGCTCACCCACGATGGGCGCACAGAGCAGTTCCGCCTGATCGCCGTGGCCGATGCAGAAGCACGTGGCGTGGAGGCTGTGCGCCAGGACCGGGAAGCCTATGATCTGCCGCCCGGTGCCGAGCGACCGGCCACCCTGCCCCGCGCTGTGACCTTCGGGCCGCCGGAGGTCATTCTGCTCGACCTGCCCCAGCTGCGGGACGATATCCCTGCGCATCAGCCGCTGATCGCAGCCACGGCAAAGCCATGGCCCGGCGCGCTGGCCGTCTATCGCAGCCCCGGCGAGGATGGGTTCGAACTTGTGACGACAGTTCGCCGCAGGGCCAATCTCGGGCGTCTGGCCGCCGATCTCTGGGCCGGTTCGACATCGCGCTTTGACATGGGCAATGTCCTGATCCTTGATCTCGCCAGCGGTCAGGTGGACAGCGTCAGCGATCTGGCGCTTTTTGGTGGCGCCAACGCGCTGGCGGTGGAATCCGCACTGGGGCGCTGGGAGATCGTTCAGGCGGGCCATGCCGAGTTGATCGCGCCGGGGCGATATCGATTGAGGCGGCTGTTGCGCGGCCAGCGCGGCACCGAACAGGCCATGGGGATGCCCACCCCGGCCGGGGCGCGGGTGGTTCTGCTGAACGAGGCCCTGATCCCGCTGCCAATTCCTGAGGCGGATTTGGGCATCCCCTTCAACTGGCGCATCGGACCCGCCCGCCACCCGGTCAGCAGCGACACCTTCGCAGCCCTCAACTTTACGCCCGAGGGCGCTGGGCTGCGACCCTTTGCGCCAGTCCATGTCGCGCAGCCATGGCGCCAGCCGCATAGCCCTGGCGATCTGGTGATCCGATGGACACGGCGCTCCCGCAGCCTCGCTGCCGACAGTTGGCAGGGGATCGAGGTGCCGATGGGCGAAGAGCAGGAAAGCTACGAGGTCAGGATCATGAACGGCGCGGCCGTGAAGCGGACCCTGACCAGCACTGCGCCCTCGGTCACCTACACAGCCGCCCAGCAGGCCGACGATTTCGGCACGTTGCTGGCCCCCGGCGGCAGCCTGACCATCCGCATCTGCCAGCTCTCGGCCCGCATCGGGCGTGGCACGGCACGAACCACAACCCTCTATATCTGATCCTGAAGAAAGACATCCGCATGCCCGACAGCACGACGAACCTGCTGCTGCCATATCTCATGGCGGCGCAGGCGCAGAAGCACGTCACCCATAACGAGGCCCTGCGTCTGCTCGATGGGCTGGTGCGTAAGCGCGACGTTGCGCCCCTATG